TAGACGAAGCAATTAAAACTATAGACGACAAGTTTGGTCCAGGAACCGTGTTCCCTGCTTCTGAGGCACCTATACCACCAATGACGGATCAACAAGCTATTATGGAGTGGAATGAGAGAAATAAAAAAGCAGGTGGAGGACGGATTGGGTTTGAGTTTGCTGGATCAGTAACAGCAAAAAAACAAGCAGCTGAAAAAAGCAAAAGATTAAAAAAGTTTGTAGCACAATATAAATTAGATAATGATGGTGAGCTACCAAGATTAATAGATATTAAAAGAGGCTTAGGAAGCGATGATAAAACTACTAAAAAATATTTAACTGAAGGGGAAGATTTTAAAATTACAGAAACTGTGTCTGGTGGTAAGAAATATATTAAAAAAGCACCGGAAGAACGATGGAAAAATCGATCATATCCACAAAAAGAAAGAAAACAACAAAGTCTTAAAGAAATTTTTGATACAATATTTGAAACTGAAGATTGGGGTGGAATTAAAGGAGATACACCAGGTTTAACTAAAGCTGAAGAAAAAGCAGGTATTAAAAAAAGTGATCCATCTAGAAAAGGTAAAACAGGAGGAAAGATTCCTAACGATTGGTTTCGTAGACACGTATCAAAAGCAATTCAAGGTGATGTAGATGCATTAAACAATTTATCTAGCATTACAGGTAGAAGTGTAAAAGATTTACAAAATGCTTTTGAAAAAATAGAAGGAGCAAAACAAATTATAAGATCAGAGGCAGCATCAAAAAGTTCTCCAAAATTAAATCCTAAAAATAAAGAATTAGTAGATTTAGTTAATGAAGGTGTTACTAAAAAAGCTGATTTGTTAGATGCTTTAAAAGTTACAGATGATGAATTTCAAAAAATGGTAACTCTTGCATTTAAACAAGGTTATGAAAACCGTTCTAAACTTAATAAGAATCCAAATAAAAAATTAACATCTTATCTTGGAAATACCCTTGAAGAGTATAATAACTTAATAGAAGGCTTAAATAAAATTGATGGAATAGATAAAGCAAGAGAAAGACTTATTACATCTAGAATACAACAAGTTTATGGAAAGGATGGTTCTCATCCCAGTTCTAAAATGTTTAAAACTATGACTGATAGAGTTAATGAGTTTTATAAATTAAAAAAAACACTACCATCAGAAATAGCATTGAATCTAGATCATGCTGTTCCTATGTCTGTAATTGAACAACTAACTGAAGCTAATACTCTTAGAGTAAATGTTCAACCCATTACTCAATCTTTAAACATGGGTTTGAAAGCTCAAGTTGATAAAGCTTATGCAGCTGCATATAAAGCTGGAGATAAAAAGACAATGAGAGCAATTGAAGAAGTAGCAGAAAAAATAGATTTACCGATGGGTAAAATAACAGACACCTTTACCAATCTAGGAAAAAATCCTTATTTAACTGGAGACATGAAACAAGTTATTTATAACAACTTAGTCATACAAAATTCTATCAGCGATAAAGCAAAACTTTTGGATAAAGAATTATTAAAAAAAGCTGGATTAAGTAATGTATCATTTGACGTTTCAAAAGTAGATACAGAAACAGTTGCTAAATTATTTTCTAAAGGAGATGCAAACTTTGCAAAATTTGTAAAAAGTGTTGGTAACAATGAAGCAGGGTTTATTGCTAGAGAACTTGTAGAAGACACAGCAAAAGGTTTAGGGAAAGGTGCTAAAGTAGGTGGAAAATTTTTAGGTACAGCATTGAATTTAGGCACAGGACCAACTGCTATGGCTGCTTTAACTTATGGGCTTAAACCTGAAGGTGGATATGATTTAAGTAGAACTGGAGATAGAATAGGTTTTGAAGCAGAAGCTGCATTTGCTAAACCTTTAGTAGAAGGTACAAAAAGTGTAACAGATAAAATAAAAAATCCACTTTTTAAAAAAGCAGTTGAGTATGCATCAGGAATAAGACTACCTGGAATTAGCCCCGCAAATATGTTGAAAGCAGCAAGAATTGCAACACCACTTGGACTTGGTGCATTAGGTGTAGAAGGAGTATATAATGTAGCAAAATATTCTGAACCTAATTACTACATAGGTCCTGATGGAGAACCAACATTTTATAAAAGAGAAAAAGCAGCAGATGTTTTACCAACAATGTTAGATGTTTATGATCAAGCGGATAAAATATCTAGGGAACAAGGTATACCTTATCAAGAAGCTTTATACCAAGTTAATTTGGAAAAATTTAAAAAAATAAATAGGGCAGACGGTGGTATAGCAAGTTTAAGGAGAAAAAATGATAAAAAATAAACCAACAAAGAAAAAACCAAGCATGTCACAAAAGATGAGAGCTAATCCTGGTTTTAAATGGTGGGCAGTTCCACCTAAAAAAGGGCCTTTATCACAGGGGTTGAAAGTTAAACCAAAACAAGTTAAGAAGGCATAGGAGAATTAAATGGCAGAAATCGATAAAAGTCTCCCGAACATCAAACGTCCAGAAGACGAAGTTGTAACTGAGAATATGGAAGAAGTTGATGTTGCGGAAGAATTAGGCAAAGGACCTGTAGAAATAACTGAGGACGAAGAAGGTGCAACAATTGACTTCGATCCTAATGCTATGGAGATGCCTGAACAAGGCGACCACTACGCAAACTTAAATGATCTTCTTCCTGAAGATGTTACAGATCCAATTGGTGGTCAATTACAAAACGATTATCAAGAATACAAATTTTCAAGAGCTGAATGGGAAAAAGCTTACATTACTGGTTTAGATCTTTTAGGATTTAAATATACAAACAGAACGGAGCCTTTCCAAGGAGCAAGTGGTGCTACTCACCCAGTTCTTGCAGAAGCTGTTACACAGTTTCAAGCACTAGCTTATAAAGAATTATTACCAGCTGATGGGCCGGTACGAACTCAAGTAATGGGCGCGAGTAATCCTCAAAAGGAACAACAAGCTCAGAGAGTTAAAAACTTTATGAACTACCAACTGATGGATCAAATGAAAGAATACGAACCCGAATTTGACCAGATGTTATTTTATCTACCTCTCTCAGGTTCTACATTTAAAAAAGTTTATTTTGACGATTTAGTGGGAAGAGCTGTTTCTAAGTTTGTTCCTGCAGATGATTTGGTCGTTCCGTATACAGCTACCTCATTAGATGATGCGGAAGCGGTCATTCATGTTATTAAAATGTCTGAAAATGAATTGCGTAAACAACAAGTAAATGGTTTTTATTCTGATATAGAATTAACAAAACCTACAGGCACAGTTACAAATCAACTTGAAGAAAAAGAAAGAGAGTTAGAAGGAATCACTAAAACACAAAGAACAGAACCTTTGTACACACTTCTAGAATGCCACGTTAATCTAGACTTAGAAGGTTTTGAAGATGTTGGTCCTGACGGAGAACCAACTGGAATAAAATTACCTTACATCGTTACAGTCGAGGAAGGTAGTCGGAAAGTTTTGTCTATTAGACGAAACTTCGCGCCCAATGACCCTAAGAAAAATAAAGTCCAATATTTCGTCCACTTCAAATTTCTGCCAGGACTAGGATTTTATGGATTAGGACTCATTCATATGATTGGCGGATTGAGCCGTACTGCAACTGCGGCTCTCCGTCAATTATTAGACGCGGGAACGTTATCAAACCTTCCGGCAGGATTTAAGCAACGAGGAGTCAGAGTAAAAGACGAATCGGCAAACATACAACCAGGAGAATTTAAAGATGTTGACACGCCTGGTGGTAATCTAAAAGATGCATTTGTATTCTTACCTTACAAAGAACCTTCAGCTACATTATTGCAGTTGATGGGAATTGTAGTTCAAGCAGGACAGAGATTCGCGTCCATTGCTGACATGCAGGTTGGGGACGGGAATCAACAGGCCGCTGTTGGTACAACCGTAGCTCTTTTAGAACGTGGTTCAAGAGTAATGTCAGCAATCCATAAAAGACTTTATGTGTCTTTAAAACAAGAGTTTAAATTATTATCTCAGTTGTTTGGAAAATATTTACCGCCTGAATATCCTTATGATGTTGTAGGTGCACAAAGAAATATTAAACAAGCAGACTTTGATGACAGAGTAGATATTCTACCTGTTGCTGATCCAAATATATTTTCAATGAGTCAAAGAATTTCTATGGCTCAAACACAATTACAATTAGCAATGTCTAACCCACAAATGCATAATTTGTATAATGCATATAGGAATATGTATAATGCAATCGGTGTAAAGGATATTGATAGAATACTACCACCTCCTCCACCTAATGCACCAAAAGATCCAGCAATCGAACATATTGATGCAATGGGTATGAAACCTTTTCAAGCGTTTCCAGGACAAGACCATAGAGCGCACGTAACAGCTCACTTAAATTTTATGGCTAGTAACTTTGTTAGAAACAATCCTAGCATTACTGCGGCGTTAGAAAAAAATATTATGGAGCACATATCATTGATGGCACAAGAACAAATACAATTAGAGTTTCAACAAGAGTTAATGATGCTACCGCAAATACAAGCGGCTGCAGTTCAGAATCCACAAATGCAACAACAGTTTCAACAAATATCTCAAAAGATAGAAGCTAGAAAAGCTGTGTTGATTGCTGAAATGATGAATGAGTTTATGGTAGAAGAAAAAAATATTACGTCTCAGTTCGACCACGATCCATTACTTAAATTAAAACAAAGAGAAGTTGATTTAAAAGCTATGGAAACAGAACGTAAGATGAAAGAAGACGAAGCAAGAATTAATCTTGATACCATGAAAATGATGCAAGCAAGACAGATTAATGATGAGAAACTAGAGCAGAATGAAGATTTAGCTGACTTAAGAGCAGATACTGCTATAGCTAAATCTATGATATCTGCTGATGTTAAACTAACTTCTGATAAAATGAAGGCTAAAGATGTAAAGACCTTGAAAGGTCCTAGATCTTAGTATATAGAAACAATAGGAGAAAACTATGACAAAAGAAGGCAAAGGCGTTAACTTTAAACAATTTGTTAACAAAGACGGTTATGCTAAAGGCGGAGTTGCAGTAGAAATTCCTTCTCAGAACGAACATTTAGATCCAAGATCTAAAACAAGTATCAGAGGAAGAAATTATATTGCTCAAGGCGATAGCGCTAACGTTAGAGGAACAAAAGCTTTAAGAGCCGACAAGAAGCCAGTTAAAGCAACTTGGTACTAGTATGTGGTTATCAGCAGTTAAACTTGCTTTAAACGCAGGGACGCATATTTATAAAAAGCGTCAAGAGACAAAGATGGCTATGGCTGATGCACAGCACATGGCAGCTACTAAGATGGCTCGAGGTGAGACGGAATACCAAGGCAAACTTTTAGAAGCCCGTCAAAACGACTACAAGGACGAGGTGGTTTTATTGATCCTCACACTTCCAATTTTGGTGCTCGCATATGGAGTCTGGTCGGACGATCCGATGGCTATGGAGAAAATAAAAATTTTCTTCGAGCATTTCCAGGCACTGCCGTCATGGTTCACTAATTTATGGATACTTGTTTGCGCGAGTATTTTTGGTATAAAGGGAACACAAATTTTCAGAAATGGAAAAAAATAAGGAGTAAATATGAGACAAAATGGCGTAAGATCAAATGTTAGATTTCCTTACAAAGGCGGAAAATCCGTTGGTAAGAAAAAGAAACAAGGATACAAAGATAGAAAAGATGAATCTATCGCTATGAGAATCAAAAAGAAAAGAACTCCTGCACAGTTAAAAGCTAGCAGAGATGAGTCTTATGGTAAGTTTGGTTCTAAAGCGAAGAAGTCTGGTAAAATAAACAGATAACAACTGTGAAACCAAACTATTCATACAAACCTAAATCTTGGGTTAGTGGTTATAAGATTCAAGAAGGAAACAACTCTGATGGTTATCCAACAGGTGGCATTAGAGTTGGTATGAAAAAAGGTGGATGGATACAAGACGTAAATAAATCCATCAAGAAAAGAGGAACCAAAGGCAAGTGTACACCGATTACTAAAAAAGGTTGCACAGGCAGAGCAAAAGCTTTAGCTAAGACTTTTAAAAAAATGGCTAAGAAAAGAAAATAATGTTTAAAAAAATTAAGAAAATAATATGTAAAATCTTTAACATTAAAGCATGTCAATGCGATGATGAAAAAGATCCACACGAAGAATATTATCTTGATGTACCAGAACCAGAAATTCCGGTTCATACACCAAGTTCGGTCAAGCATTGTAGAGTTCACACTAGATTTAAAATGAGCTGTCCTCAATGCCAAGACATAGTTCGTGCATAAAAGGAGAGAATATGTCAAAAGGAACACACAAAACTAAAGACGGGCGTACAGCTAAAAAAGGTCTTTGGTACAACATTCACCAGAAAAAAAAACGTGGTGAAAAAATGAGAAAAAAAGGTGCTAAAGGAGCTCCTACTGCTAAAGCTTTTAGAAGAAGTCAAAAAACAAGTAAAAGTTAATGAGTAGAGAAAATCCTATAAGAAAAACCACCACAGGTAAAGGTGCAAACTACAGACCTACAAAGTCTGGAGCGGGCATGACTAGAAAGGGAGTTGCTGCATATAGAAGAGCAAACCCTGGAAGTAAACTAAAAACAGCCGTGACAGGAAAAGTGAAGCCTGGATCAAAAGCTGCTAATCGTAGAAAATCATACTGCGCTAGATCACTAGGACAATTAAAAAGATCATCAGCAAAAACACGAAACGATCCTAACTCACGTATCCGTCAAGCTAGAAGGAGATGGAAATGTTAAAAAACGGCAAAAAGAAAAAAGTAAAAAAAGTAATTAAAGCTTTAAAAAAAGCTTCTAAATTACATGCCGGTCAAGCTAAAACATTAAAAGGAGTTATTCGTGGAACCAGAACAAATACTTAATAGTTTAAGAAGAGCAATTAGAAGAAGAACAGAACAGTTATCAATCTCTGTAACGTCCGGAGGGGTTGACAGTATGGAAACATACAAGTATATAATAGGACAAATAAATGCATTGGAATCAGTGCAACAGGAAATCTCTAACCTGCTAAACGATAAGGAGCAAAATGAGTCAAAAGGCACAGTCATCAATATCAACAGCACAAAGCCCAAAAATAATAACACCAAATAAAGAATTAGTTGGTGTAAAGAAATCAGAAAAAAAAGAAGTTACAAAAGAAAAAGCAAAACTACCACAACCAACTGGTTGGAGACTTTTAGTTCTGCCATTTAGAATGGATGAAAAATCTAAAGGTGGAGTTTATTTTGGACAAGAAACAATTGAAAGACAACAAGTAGGATCGCAATGCGGAAACGTGTTAGCCATGGGTCCTGATTGTTATGGGGATAAAGAAAGATTTTCAGAAGGTCCATGGTGCAAGGTCGGAGATTGGATAATCTTTGCACGTTACGCAGGATCTAGAATAGAAATTGAGGGTGGGGAAGTTCGTCTTCTAAATGATGACGAAGTATTAGCAACTGTGCAAGATCCAACAGATATCTTGCATAAATTTTAACATAGGAAGGAACTATGCCAGAGGAAGAAAAGAAAACAGTTGATATCGACACTTCAGGTCCAGAAACCGAAGTTGATATTCCTGTAGAAAAAGATGAAGCAGTAGTAGATACTGCTCCGAAAGAAGAAGCACAACCCACGGAACAAGAAACAAAAACAGAAGAACCAACGGAAGAAAAAAAGGAAGACTCTAAATTAGAAGAATACAGTAAAGGTGTTCAATCACGTATTGCAAAACTTACTCGTAAGATGAGAGAAGCAGAACGTAGAGAAGCTGCTGCTGTAGAATATGCTAATGCGTTAGAGAAAAAAAGAAGACTTGATAACGAGAGATTTCAAAGAATTGATTCTGATTACACGAAACGATTTGAAGAAAACGTTAAAAGCGGAATGGAGTCAGCGCAAAAAGAATTAGCGATGGCAATAGAAGCTGGAGACGCTGCAGCTCAAGTTACAGCAAACAAAAGAATTGCTGCACTAGCTCTTGAAAATGCAAGACTAGAACAGCAAAAAACAACAACGCCGGATGAAGTACCGGTAAGAGCATCCCAAGGTGGAGATATAGATAGACCTATACCTCGAAGAGCAGAACCAGACATTCCACCAGATCCTAAAGCGGAACAATGGGCAGCTAAAAACTCATGGTTTGGAAGTGACAAAGCTATGACTTATACTGCTTTTGAAATCCATAAGGATTTGACGGAAAAAGAAGGTTTTGATCCTCACTCAGACGAATATTATGCGGAAGTCGATAAACGAATGAGAGTTGACTTTCCACATAAATTTGGTAATAATGAAGATAAGCCTACGACCAAAACTGTTCAGTCAGTGGCTTCTGCGAAACGCACAACAAAAACTGGTCGCAAACAAGTGAGACTCACATCGTCTCAAGTAGCAATCGCTAAAAAATTAGGTGTGCCACTAGAAGAATATGCTAAACAATTAAAACTCACGGAAGGAGCATAATATGACAAAAGACAAAAAAACTTCACGTGCGGCTGAGACTCGGACAAAAACTGAACGTCCAAAAGAGTACAAGCCCCCTTCATCTCTTGATGCACCACCAGCGCCAGACGGCTATAGGCACAGATGGATCAGAGCTGAATCACTAGGTTTCAATGACCAGAAAAATATTCATGGTAGATTGAGGTCTGGATATGAGTTAGTGAGAGCTGACGAATATAAAGATTCAGATTATCCAATTGTAACAGACGGTAAATACGCTGGAGTCATAGGAGTAGGAGGCCTTCTCCTGGCAAGGATACCCGAAGAACTCGCGAAGGCGCGTATTGACTATCAAAGGAAACTTACTGAAGGTCAAGACGAGTCAGTTGAAACCGACTTACTTAGGGATCAGGACAAAAGAATGCCTATCAAAATTGATAGGAATTCGAAGCAAACCTTCGGTGGTACAAAGAAATAATATTTCTTAAACTATCGGAATTAAATTAACCCGAACTGGAGGCCGTTTTCGGACGGCAGGTTCAAAAGGAGTAATAACTATGGCAAATAGAAACACAGCCGGATTTGGTTTGATTGCTGCGGGTACTGTTGGTTCAACACCAGCTACGCAAGGTCAAGGCAAATACTACATAGATGCCGGGTACGCTCAAGATTTATTCCAAGGTGCAACTGTCAGAATGAAAGACGGTTATATCGTGGAAGCGTCTAGTACTCGTACATTCTTAACTATAGGTGTGTTTAACGGTATCTACTACAATGCGGCAACTACAAAGAAGCCGACGTGGGCGAACTGGTATAACCAACCTATTACTCCAGCAAACAGTGAAGATGTTACATGTTTTGTAATAGACAATCCATTTCAACTTTTTGTGGGTTCAACTTCTGCAGCAGTTACACAGGCAAATGTCGGTAGAACTGTATCTTTCGCAGCAGCTGTTCCAACAGGAAGTGAAACTTCTGGACAATGTACTAATACAATGGATATTGGTAACATCCACGATACCAACAATCAGTGGAGAATCATAAGAAACGCTGAGGACCCTGAGAACAATGACCAAACAGCAGCTTACTGCTCAATGGTTTTTGCTCAGAACCTTGGACAATACTTATGTAACTCAGCTACTGCTGGTAACGACTGGACAATCTAATAGGAGCATATAGATCATGGCAATATCAAGAGCACAGCTAGTCAAAGAACTAGAACCAGGCCTAAATGCACTATTTGGGCTGGAGTACAAGCGTTACGAAAATCAACACGCTGAAATATACACAACTGAATCAAGTGACAGAGCTTTCGAAGAGGAAGTAATGTTATCTGGATTCGCTAACGCTGATGTAAAAGCAGAAGGTCAAGGCATTTCGTACGACGAAGCGCAAGAGACTTACACTGCTCGTTACACTATGGAAACGATCGCGCTAGCTTTTGCTATCACAGAAGAAGCAATAGAGGACAACCTTTATGACAGACTTTCTTCTAGATACACAAAAGCACTAGCAAGATCTATGTCCAATGCTAAGGAAGTTAAAGGAGCAGCACCTTTGAACAATGGTCTACCGTCAATAGCGGCAGCATCTGCGTTCCAAACAGGTGATGGTTCAAACTTATTTGCAACTAGTCACGCGACTATAGCAGGTACAGTTTCTAACACACTTAGCACACAAGCTGACTTGAACGAAACTTCATTAGAGCAATCGCTAATCGACATCGCTGCGATGACTGATGAAAGAGGTTTGAGAATTGCAGCTAAAGGAGTGAAAATGATCGTTCCTTCTGCAAATCAGTTCAATGCTGAGAGATTGATGAAATCTCAAGGTAGAACTCAGACAGCTGATAATGACATCAATGCAATCAACAGCATGGGAATGATCCCACAAGGTTACAGAGTTAATAACTTTTTAACTGATGCTGATTCATTCTACATTATCACGGACGTTCCTAACGGTATGAAAATGTTCTCAAGAACTCCATTGACAACTTCAATGGAAGGAGACTTTGATACTGGTAACGTTAGATACAAAGCTAGAGAAAGATACGCTTTTGGCGCATCTGACTATAGAGGTATCTTCGGCGTTGAAGGTGCGTAATCAATAATCATTTTGTGGCGGGACATTGTTCCGCCACAATTTAAATTTAGAAAGAAAAATGCTGCCAACAATTGTTGTTGATAATTTTTTTGACAATGTAGATGAAATAATAAAGTTATCAAAAAAATTTAAATATTTCCCTCCTACAAAAAACGATAAATGGATAGGTCTTCGAACTGAATCCCTACATATTAACAATTATGAATTATTTAATTCAGTTATTTTAAAAATTTTAAAATGTTATTTTCCTTATACTCATACTACATATGGAAATAGTTTTGTTTATTTTCATAAATTAATGCCAGGATGTAAAGAAACTGAAGGAAGAAATCATTATCATGTTGACCATAATGTTCATTTAGCTGGAATAGTGTATTTAAGTAATGGAAATATGAAAAATGGAACTACAATTTTTAATAAAAATAAGGAAAAACAAATAATAATTAGTAATGACTTAAACACACTTGTATGCTATGAAGGTTCTAAATATCATGGTCCAACAATTTTAAATGTAGATGAAGAAAGATTAACTATGAATATATTTATTGAAAAAATAATAACGTTTTAAGGAAAACAAAGTTTTGCCACAATTTAAAAATACACTAAAAATATGAAGAAATTCCTAGTAAAAATATATGCTTATCAATACGGCGCAGAATTTGAAGTTCTGGCTGAAGATGATGTTAAATCTATTGAAGATTCAATAGTTGACAAATTGGGAGATAAGAGTATAAAGTGGGAGTATCTTGGAGAAATGAATGATCCCAAGATAAATCGAATAACTTATGAGGAGGTTATTGATGATACAAGACCTTTACAAACAAAAAAGGTCCTTGGAGTTGAAGTGGGAGCAGGAGTGGCTGTCTAATGGTAGATACACTCTTGACATGGTCCGGATTGATGACAAAGTTAGAGAAGTCATTACTGAGATCAAGCTTGAAGAAGCTAAAATTGCCCACAGGCAAAATAGCGTTGAAAACGCTGCTCCACAAGTTTCTGTGGCTACTTAGATAAAAGCCACATCGCTGAAATCGCACTTTCTTTTAAGGCTCTCTTGCACTCTATTAAAATCTATTATATAAAATAATTACTATACAATTAATAATTATTAAATGTAGACGCGTATAGTCGACTTCCCTAGGGACTACATTTAAGATATTCTAGGAGGAATATTATGGCAAACACATCGTTTAATGGTCCAGTTAGGTCCGAAAAAGGATTTCAACAGATCAATAAAGCAGCTAGTACAGGAGTTATAACTTCAAGATTTTTAGGAACGAAACCTGATTTAACTAGCTTAACTGCAACAGTAGTAGCAACTGCAGCTGCATTAACTTACACAGCTAATGTAATTACGGTTAACAACTACACAGGAGCTGCTGCTCAAGCGGTAACATTACCAGCAGCAACAGTTGGAACTTACGTAGTTCATTATCAATCTGATGACACAACTGGTGGAACAAACACTCTTACATTTACTTGTGCGGGTAATGATGTCTACAGAACAGGATCAAAAGTTGAAAGTAGAACTTCGGGATCAGCATCAACTATAGATACGTCTGCGGCAAATGAAACTATATTGACGTATACACCTGCCAATGCAGCAACGAATAGTTTAACTCACGGTACTTACCTATATTTCACTTGTTTTGAAAAAGGCATTTGGAATTTTGCTCATGATTTAGCAACAGGTAATACTGCGGATACAGGCGCAGCTGCTTGGAGTTAATAGCTAACTAAAATAATGTGGGCTCCTTCGGGAGCTCACTATTAAGGAGAACAACATGTCAATAACATCAAAAGTTAGACAAAGCGTAGTACTAACTGCAAGTGGACAAATACAAAAATTAATTAGTGGAACTGCAACTGATATTACTAAAGCAAATATTATGAATATATATGCAATGTCAAGTGCAGCAAATGCTGAAATTAAAATTTATAATGAAATAGGAAGTAGTGCTACTGCTTCTAAATTAATTTATCATGGTAAGTTTGGTTCAGCTGCTGATGCTGTTCACGAGTTTAAATTACCAGGAGCTGGTATTTATGCTGATACAGGAATGTACGCGGTTTTAGCTAATATAGACTTTTTTTATGTAGTCGGAACTTTTTAAGGAGTAGCCGATGGCAAATACTACATCTGGCGCTTATGGATTTGATCAGAACCTTGCAATTGATGATATTATTGCAGAGGCTTATGAAAGACTAGGATTAGTCGGTACTTCTGGTCATCAAATTAGAAGTGCTAGAAGATCTTTAAATATTCTTTTTCAAGAATGGGGAAACAGAGGACTTCATTTTTGGGAAGTGGGTGAAACTAATATTGATTTAACTGAAGGTGCAACAACTTATACCTTTTATAGAAACAGTTCAGACGGAACCAGCCACACAACAGCCCCAACTAATGGTATATATGGCATAAGTGATGTTATGTCGGCTTCTTATAGAATTGATTACGATACAACAGAACAAACGGATTTACCTTTAACAAAAGTAAGTAGAGACACTTATGCTGCTTTTTCTAATAAATTAGTTAAAGGAACTCCAAGTCAATTTTGGGTTCAAAGATTTATAGATAAAACTACTATTACAATTTATCCAACTGCAGGTTCTACACAAGCAGATAACTACATAAACATTTATTATGTAAAAAGAATTCAAGACGCAGGAGCTTATACAAATGCATCTGACGCTCCTTATCGATTTATACCATGCATGATTTCAGGACTTGCATATTACTTATCTCAAAAATATGCGCCACAAAGAGTTCAAGAAATGAAATTATTATACGAAGATGAATTAGCAAGAGCTTTACAGGAGGATGGATCATCAGCTAGCGCGTACATAACGCCTAAGACTTATTATCCAAATATATAATGGCAATATGGACTAAAGGAATGGGTGTTGTTTTAAAGTCAAAGTTTACTAGAAAAAAACTAACTCCTGAACAACAAGAAGCAAAAGAAAAATTTAGAAAACACCTAGATAAAAAGAAGGGTAAAGAATTAGATTGGGATGATGTAAAAGCATCTGCTAAAATCTTTACGAAAAAATAATGGCACGATTTGCAAAAGGTAGAAATGCGTTAATGATTTCTGACCGTTCTGGTGCGGCATTTCCCTACAGAGAAATGGTGCAAGAATGGAATGGTCTTTGGGTACACATATCTGAATTTGAACCTAAACAACCGCAAATAGATCCAAGGCCCGTGGGCGCTGATCCACAAGCTTTGCAACATGCAAAACCAGCGAGAATAGAATTCCCGGTTCAAGATATTTTACCTGAAAATCCTTTTACAACAACAGCTGCTTCTGGAACTTTAAGTGTGTCTTTTCCAAATAATGGTTTAAATGCTGGCACATCATATGTAAGATTTAGTGATGTTAAACAACCAGTTGGTGGTGTAGTAGTCTCAACTTTAGAGTTATCTACAACGCTAAATGGAGCTTTAACTGATTCAGCTACGTCTATTGTATTGACTGATGGATCTGAATTTCCAACTGCAGGATATATTGTTATTGAAAAAGTAAATAGTGACACAGGAGCTTATGAAAATGAAACTATTAAATATACTGGAAGAAGCACTCATACATTAACAGGATGTACTCGTGGATCTTCAGCTCCATACAGAGGAGTTACTCCTACTGGCACAACTGCAGGAACTCATTCTTCTGGTGCTAAAGTATATGGGTCTTATTTAGCAACAGCTATTGGAACAACTGTTATAGTTGGTCCTAAAACATCACAAACAGAAACTCACTATAATTCGCTAACAGTGCCATTAGTATCTAATGCTACAAGCACAGCAACAGGGGGCGGTTTTCAATGTACAATTGGACCGGTTAATGATAGAGGTTAATTATTATGGCTGGATACAATTTATCAAATTTACAAACAGATATTAGAAACTACACTGAAGTAGATAGTAATGTTTTTACTGCTGCCGTGTTAAATAGATTTATAGAAAATGCAGAATATAGAATTGCATATGACCTTCCTATGGATTCAGACAGAGTTCAGGCTCAAGCACAATTTGCAACAGACAATAATTCAATAAATGTTCCAGCAGGATGTTTGTTTGTTAGAGCCGTACAGGTATTTGATTCAACTACTGCCAGCACTGGACAAGGAGTTTACTTGGAAAGACGAGATCAGACTTTTATACAAGAATATGTAGGAGAATTAACAGGAGATGAAGGAGATCAAAGTGGTCAAGATACTACTGGACTACCTAAATATTATTCAATGTTTGGAGGAGCTACAGGAACAAGTTCAACTACTTCTGGAGGAATGTATATAGCCCCTACGCCAGATAAAAATTATCAATATATTATCCATTATAATAAAATTCCGGCTTCTTTAGAGAGCAATACGTCTGGGACCTATGTCAGTTTATACTTCCCTCAAGGGCTATTATATTGCTGTTTGACAGAAGCATATTCTTATTTAAAAGGTCCAACAGATATGTTGACATTATACGAACAAAAGTATAAACAAGAACTACAAAAGTTTGCAGCGATGCAAATTGGGAGACGAAGACGAGACGATTATACAGATGGTACTGTCCGTATACCAATCGAGTCACCGCCTCAGTAAATAGGAGATAAATTATGGCAATAACATCGGCAATTTGTAATAGCTTTAAACAAGAAATCTTAGAGGCAGAACATAATTTTACGGCTTCTACTGGAAACACTTTTAATTTAGCTTTATACACAAGTTCAGCAACTTTAGGAGCAGGCACAACTGCGTACACTTCTTCTAATGAAATAACAAATACTTCAGGAACTGCTTATACTGCTAAAGGAAAAGCATTAACAAGTGTTACACCAACTCTTGATTCATCAACTGCAGTTTGTGATTTTGCAGATGTCTCTTGGACATCAGCTTCATTCACAGCTAATGGATGTTTAATTTTTAATGATTCACATTCAACAGATGCAGCTGTTTGTGCAGTAGCATTTGGTGGAGATAAAACAGTTTCTTCTGGAACTTTTACAATTCAGTTTCCTGCGGCAGCAGCTACTACGGCGATAATTCGTATAGCATAAGGAGTAAGTCCTTATGTCCATAACCAGAACTTTTACAGTTACGGTAGCTGGCGGTAAGTTTGTAATAGATGGAACTTCCCAAGCTACTATAAATATCGCTGAAACTGGAACATATAAATTTGACCAATCCGATAGCACTAACGGTAGTCACCCATTAAGATTTTCAACAACTAGCGACGGCACACATGATGGTGGAAGTGAATATACCACTGGTGTAACCACTTATGGCACACCCGGAGGTTCAGGAGCTTACACTCAAATAACTGTTGCCGCTAGCGCGCCAACTTTATATTATTATTGTTCTAACCATTCGGGTATGGGCGGCCAAGCTGATACTCCTACGGCCAATACATGGGGAATTTTTCCTTGGAATAATAATCAATGGGGAGACCAAGATGCAGTTGACGTAAGTGTAACAGCTCCATCAACTTTAACATCTGCAGTAGGTGACGTAGAAGCATCTAATGAAGAAGGTTGGGGTCGACAAGAATGGGGAAATTCTGGTTGGAACGTAGACTATTCAGTTGGACTGTCAGGATTAGGTTTAACATCATCACTTGGAACATTAACTGCAGAACAAGAAATTCCTGTTGACCTTACAGGATTAGGTTTAACATCTTCATTAGGTTCAGTAAGTATTAGTCTTACAGTTCCAATCACTGCTCCGGCGGGTTTAACTGCCTCAGTTGGAGAAATTAGTGAAGACGTATATGCTATTGGTTGGGGTAGAGATGCTTATGGTCAAGAGCCATGGGGTAGTTCAGACGACGCGGTTATAAGTTTAACAGCGCCTTCAAGCTTATCAACTTCAATTGGAAGTGTTACAGCTTTCAATGAACAAGGATGGGGTAGAGATCCTTGGGGTTATGAAAACTGGGGTGAGTCAGCAATGACAGTTGTTGTTGATGTATCTGGTGTTTCTTTAGGTTCTAGTGTAGGTGCTATATCACCAACTGAAATGTCTATTGGCTTAACAGGTCAATCTGCAACATCTTCAGTAGGAACTCCAGGTTTATCGTTTGGTGTAAGCACAGAACCAATTTCTTCAGCGGGTGTCGGTACAATAAGTGTTGGAACACTAATAATAGGTAACGAAATTCAAATAGCCGGAGTTGGTGCAACAGCTTCAGTAGGATCAATTTCGCCTGCAGACGTGGTTGGTTTAACAGGATTAGGAGCTACATCTTCAATAGGATCACCTGATGTTAGTGATGCTCAAATATTTAATATAACTGGAATTGGAGCAACGTCTTCAGTAGGATCAATTTCTCCTACAGAAATGGCAATAGGATTATCCACGGCTGGAGTTGCAACAACCGGTGTAGGCTCAATTGCTCCTACAGAGATGGCAGTGGGATTAACAGGAGTTACAGGGACTATTTCTCTTGGTGAAGTTTCACCTTTATATACTAGAATTTTAGAGTATAATACAAGCGGAAATTATACAATAGAAGATTACAATACAAGTGCAACTTATACAGAGAAAAAACATGCTGGATAAATAGGTTGACTTGCTTTTTAAAACATATTATTAATACTAACAAGTAGGAGAACAAAATTATGGCATCAACATACACGCCTCTCGGTGTCGAGCTAATGGCAACTGGTGAAAACGCCGGTACATGGGGAACAAAAACTAATACAAACTTAGAGATAGTTGAACAAATAGTAGGTGGCTATACAACACAAGATATAGCTGGCGGAGCTGGAACTACTACATTATCAGTTTCTGATGGATCAACTGGGGCAACTCTTTCTCACAGAATGATAGAATTTACAGGTTCAATTACAGGAAACAGAATTGTAACTATACCACTTGATGTTCAAACTTTTTATTATTTAAGAAACTCAACATCAGGAGCATATACAGTTGAATTTAAATATGTAACTGGATCAGGAGATAGTTTTACTTTTGGAGCAACTGACAAAGGTGATGCTGTTGTTTTTGCTACGGCAAATGATGGAACTAACCCTGACATTGATACTTTACCTAATGGTAATGTTACAACTGGTGGAACACAAACTTTAACAAACAAAACTTTAACTTCCCCTAAAATAGGAACTTCTATTTTAGATACTAATGGAAATGAATTAGCTTTATTAACTGCAACAGGTTCTGCAGTTAATGAAATAACATTAGCAAACGGAGCTACAGGAGACGATCCTACTATTACAGCATCGGGTGGAGACGCTAATGTTGGTATTGAATTTAAAACAAAAGGTACTGGAGTTATTAAAGCAGAAGATGGTGGTGGAACTGTTGCTGCAGTTAAAATTGCAGGAAAAGAAACTATATGGGTGCCAGCTTCAGCAATGTATCCAGCAACTTCAAATGGATGTGCTGACTTAGCTCAAGTAGAATTAACCGCTCAAAGACCTGAAGTAAAATCTTTAGACTTTGATGCTTCATCAGATGAATATGCACAATTTGGAGTGGCTTTTCCAAAATCTTGGAATGAAGGCACAGTTACTTTTCAAACTTATTGGAGTGTTGGCGGTACTAATACAGGAACAGTATGTTTTGCATTGCAAGGTGTAGCTGTATCAAGTGATGATACGTTAGATGTTGCCATGGGAACTGCGGTACCAAATACTGCTTTAGCAGCTTCTGGAACAGCTAATGATTTAATGGTTAATGCAGAAAGTGGTGCGGTAACTATTGGAGGTTCTCCAGCAGCAGGCGATGAGTGTTTCTTTAATATATTTAGAGATGTTTCTGCAGACGATCAAACTTCAGATGCACGTTTAGTAGGTCTTAAACTTTTTTATACTACAGACGCTGCAAACGACGTATAGGATTAGTTAATGAAAGATTTACAAACTGAAAAATCTAAAGGTTTTAAAAAAGATAAAGGACCAAAAAAGAAATCTTTTGGTTATCAAATTTTAGGTTTTGGTTCAGGTGGAGCAGGTCCTAAATTTGTAGCAGCATGCGGTGGAACTGTAACTACTTCTGGAGATTATAAAATTCATACATTTACTGGTAATGGAACTTTTACAGTTACGTGCGCAGGAAGTGTTGGAGGTTCAAATACAGTTTCTTATTTAGTCGTTGCAGGCGGCGGAGGTGGTGGAGCTGCATGGGGCGGCGGAGGCGGCGGAGGCGGCTTCCGAGAAGGTAAAGCTTCTAGTGATTGTTACACTGCAAGTCCTTTAAATGCTCCAGCTGGTTTACCGGTTTCATGTTCACCAGGATCTTATTCTATAACTGTCGGAGGCGGCGGTGGAGGAGGACCTGGACACCCTTATCAAAAAGGTCCTGCAGGATCTAGTGGTAGTAATTCAGTTTTTTCAAATATAACATCAGCTGGTGGTGGCGGTGGCGCTAAATGGCCTGCCGGCGGAGGTGGCTCTGGTGGCTCTGGTGGTGGCGGTGGCGGTTCACACTATGGTGGTGGATCTAATGGTCCTGGTGGTACAGGTAACACACCTCCAGTTAGTCCCAACCAAGGAAATAATGGTGGTTCTCCAAGATCTCAAGGTCAAGGAGTTATAGGTGGACCTGGTGGCGGTGGTGCAGGTTCTCAAGGAGCTAACAATGGACCTGGTGGTCAAGGTGGAACAACTCATATTCCCGCATCTCCAATTACAAAAGGTGGTGGCGGTGGATCTGGTGCTACACAAAATACTGGTGCTGGTAGTGGAAACGGTGGTGGAGCTAATGGTGGTGGTTTTCCAGGAGGTGGTGGCGGAACTGCATCAGCAAATACTGGTGGCGGTGGCGGTGCTGCAGCTGGACCAAACAATTGGGTAGCCGGTGGACCTGGTGGTTCTGGAATAGTTGTTATAAGGTACAGGTATCAATAAGTATGGCACATTTTGCAAAAATATCAGACGATAATGAAGTTCTTAGTGTAGTAGTCGTAGATAATAAAGATGTATTAAACGATTCAAATGAAGAAGAAGAATCAGTAGGACAACAATATTTAGAAACACATAGTAATTGGCCTGCTAATAAATGGATTCAAACTTCATGCAACACTTTTAATAATACTCATAGATTAGATGGAACACCCTTTAGAGGAAACTTTGCAGCTGTAGGTTCTATTTGGGACCCAGTTAATCAAATATTTTGGAATCCACAACCCTACCCATCTTGGGTAAAAAACACTACTCACGCTGTTTGGGACGCTCCAATAGCAGCCCCTACTGAAATAAACGATAATAACGGTAGTGATCCTTTAGTATGGAATTGGGATATTGTGTGGAACGAAGCAGTACATCAATCAGATAACTCAAAAGGTTGGGAAGCTACAAAATCTAATGACAGTGAAAAAACTGTTCATGAATGGAATGGCACTGCTTGGGTAGTTAAGTAAATTTTTTCTGAAACAATTTAATATAAAAAAAGAAACCTTTATTGGTGGTTGGTTTATTTCAAGTAAAACTTGTGATGAACTTATTAATTATTTTAAATCTAAAAAACAAGAACATGTTAAAGGATATGTTTTAGATGACACCACACGAACTATAAATCCAAATGTTAAAGACAGTGTAGAGTTAGGTTTTGAAATAGATAAAATAGATTTTACAGACTCATCCAATAATATTATTAGTAAGTACTTTAAAGAATTACAATTAGTATTAAATCAATATTTTAAAAAATACCCTGAAAGCACCAAAGAAATTGCTTCGTTTAAATGTAAATTTTTTAATATTCAATTTTACAAAGCAAACGGTGGTTTTAAAAACTATCATGCTGAAAGAAATTGTATAAAAAATTCTTCAAGGCATTTAGTTTTTATGACGTATTTAAACGATGTTCCTAATGGAGGGACTCAATTTAAATATCAAAATCTTATTGTGCCAGCTAAAAAAGGATTAACTACATTATGGCCACCTGATTGGACACATACACACAAAAGTCAAATTTCTAAAAAACACAGTAAATACATTATTACAGGTTGGTTTGAGTACACACATTAATTGACATTATAAAAACTTTCTGTATAAAAGAAATAGGTATGCATAAAGAATTATTGACAGAACAAGCTATATATTCAGGCGATGTTAAAATGCCTAAAGGCTTTGAAATAGAAAGAGATGTATTAACTCTTGATACGTTTGTATCAAAAATAAAAAACGCAGACTTTGAATACTCTCCTACTTTTGGTAAGTTAAGCACTTACATAATTGAACATCTACGCGTTAAACATAATCTTATTTTTTACAACAAAAACACATGGGGAAATTTTTACAAACCTAATGAGACTACACCTCCTTTAATAAATGTAAATTATAATAATCTTATGGATTCCCCGGACTACACTTTATTATATGGAGTGGCTGTGGAAGATTGCACTGTTACAATAAAATATGACGATAATAGAAGAAAAGGAAGAAGTTGGAGCGAACCATTAACTAATAATAAATTTATAATGTTTCCCTCTACCAACACGTATTATATTACAAACAAACAAAAAGATATTTTAAATTTTATACAGACCATTACTTATGTTAACCCAGCCCCCTAATTATTGGTTTTGGAAAAAAGAAATTTCGCCGAAAGAAATAAAAACCCTTAATCAAAAAATTGAAAAAAATAAATGTGAGGGATTAGATGTTCCTGCAGAAAATGTTACAAAGACTTCTTATGTTAAAATAGTTGAAGCCAAAGCTTTACAAGAAAGTATGAATCGTTTTATAGAGCAAGCTTATTTATCTAACTTTGAAAATTTTGGATATAACCTTTATCCTCCAATTTTTAGATGCTGGAACTTTAATAAATACGATAGCAAGAATAAAGGAGAGTATGATTGGCATGTAGATTCTTCTAATTCTAATGTATACGATACTAAACTAACTTTAATTTTAAACATATCTGACCAAAAATATGAAGGAGGAGACTTTCAAATTTATGGAACTGGAACTACTCCAGAGTTTAAAAAAGCAGGAGACATGATTTTATTTCATTCTTACTTGCCTCATAAAGTTACACCGGTTATTAAGGGAGTAAGAAAAACATTAACAGTATTTTTAAATGGACCTAAACTTATATGAACCTAGCTAATTATTATTGGTATTTTGAATCTGCATTAACGCCAAAGTTTTGTGATGAAGTAATAAAACATGCTAATTCTCAACAAGACTCTTTTGCAAGAACAGGTGGTTACAAACCAGAAAGCCCAATCATAGAAAATTTTGACAGTGGCAAATTAACAAAAGAAGAAATTAAAGATATTAAAAGAAAAAGAAATTCTAACGTAGTATGGCTTAATGATACTTGGATATATAAAGAAATACATCCATATGTTACTATGGCAAATGAAAACGCAGGTTGGAATTTTGAATGGGATAGTTCGGAAAACTGTCAGTTTACTAAATACAAGTTAGGTCAGTATTATGATTGGCATGTAGATGGTTGGGATAGACCTTATGAAAGAAAAGATAAGACTGCACGTGACCATGGCAAAATTAGAAAACTTTCTATGACGTGTCAATTAACAGATGGTTCAGAGTACACTGGTGGAGAATTAGAATTTGATTTTAGAGGTTATGAACCAAACATGAGAGACGAATCAAAACATAGAGTACAATGTAAAGAGATATTGCCAAAAGGTTCTATTATTGTATTTCCTAGTTTTGTATGGCATAGAGTTAAACCGGTAACGAAAGGAATAAGATATTCACTTGTTGTGTGGCATTTAGGATATCCATTTAAATAATATGGATCAAGCTAATTTTTTTACTACTCCAATTTGGGTTGAACAAAAATTTGATTTTGTTACATCCTTAAACAAAGCTTCTAATAAATATATTAATGAAGCACGTAAAAGAAAAGAAATGAAAGACTATATAAAAAAACATGGGGAGTTTGGACTAAGTTATCATTCAACTCCATTGTTACAAGATAATGATTTTTTAGATATGAAACAATATGTAGGTCACAAGTCTTGGGAATTTTTAGATGCTATGGGTTACGACATGTCTCAATATCAAACTATGTTTTCTGAAATGTGGGTACAAGAATTTTCTAAAAAAGGAGGAGGGCATCATTCTGCACACGTGCACTGTAATCAACATGTATCAGGGTTTTATTTTTTAAAGTGTAGCCCTAAGACATCCTTTCCAATATTTCATGAACCAAGAACAGGAGCTAGAGCAACCGCATTAAAAATGAAATCTTCTGAAATATTGCCAGGTACAAGCACCGTACATTTTAATCCTAAACCAGGCACCTTACTTATATTTCCAGGATACTTAGAACACGAATTTGCAGTAGACCATGGCAAAGAACCATTTAGATTTATACATTGGAACATACAAGCAGTGCCAAAAGAAATGGCTAAAGATGTTTAAATTATTTTTAACATGAGCGATATAAATATAAATTTTTTAGTAAGCTTACCAAGAGCAGGAAACACTATTTTATCTAGTGTATTAAATCAAAACCCATATGTTAAAGTTTCTGCTAATAGTGTTGTTCCCTTATTAATAGATTCTATTAATAATATAAAATTAGAAGAAAGATTTTTAAATTTTCCTGACTCTACAGGATTAGATAATATATTAAACAATGTTTTTAAAAATTATTATGAACATTATAAATGCAAAAATATAATTGATCGTGGAGCCTGGGGTCATTATTGGAAAATAATAGAAAGGCTTCCTCTTCAAAGCAAAAAATATATTATTCTTTATAGACCTATATTAGAGGTGCTCGCTTCATTTGTTAAAGTACATAAGCCCCGTTACGTAGAAGAATATTGCGATGATATGATGATGAAAGATAGCATTATAACTGAGAACTTAAACTCAATAAGAAATATATTAGTAAGTAAGAAAGACTATTTATTAATAACATATGATGAATTAATTAAAGATTTTTCTAAAACTATACAAAAAATATGTAAATATATAAACGCTCCTTTTAAAAAACCTGATTTTAAAAACATACAGCAATTTAATATTAATAACGTTTATTACAATGATTCTGCTATTAGACACAGAAAAGGAATTTTTCACACAATAGATACAAAAAGTATTAAAAGAAAAGAATGTGATATAAAAAAAATTTTACCAGAGTATACAATAAATAAATATAAAGGATTTGATGTCATTTAAAAAAAATAAATATGCCGTTATTAAACAAGCTATATCATTAGAACTAGCTAGTTTTATTGCAGATTATTTCCGTATGCAAAAACAAGTTTATGATACTTGTCGTAAGGAAAGATATATTTCACCTTTTGAAGAACTCATAGGTTTTTATGAAACCGAAAAAGATTTAATTCCAAACAGTTATGCTCACTATGCTAATATAGCTATGGAAACTTTAATGTTAAAATGTAAACCAGTTATGGAAAAAGCAACAGGATTAAAATTGTATCCAGCTTATACTTATGCAAGAATATACAAAAAAGATGACGCATTAAGACGACATAAAGATAGATTTAGTTGTGAAATATCTACCACTATGAATCTTGGTGGTGATGAGTGGCCTATATATTTAGAACCATCTGGAAAAAAAGGTATGAAGGGTGTTAAAATAGATTTAAAACCAGGAGATATGTTAATCTATAGAGGCATAGAATTAGAGCATTGGAGAGAAAAATTTAAAGGTAAAGAATGCGTTCAAGTATTTCTTCATTATAATGATAGTAAAACCCTTGGAGCTAAGGATAATATTTTCGATAAGCGTCTTCATTTAGGTCTTCCATCTTTCTTTAAACGATGATATATTCTTATAATGGATGCAGTGGATACCACCATACCACCCACTGCGTCCTTTATAAGGATTTAACATTTTATGCTACAGAAGATTGCGTTTCTACCTGGCTTCAATAAACAAGTAACCCCTACGGGTGCTGAGTCACAATGGACTGGCGGAGAAAACGTTCGATTTAGATATGGAACACCTGAAAAGATAGGTGGTTGGGCTTCTTTAGGAGACAAAAAACTTACAGGAGCTACAAGAGCTTTACACCACATGGTTAACAAAGAAGGTATTAAGTATGCTATTCTAGGTACTAATAGAATTTTATATGCATACTCAGGAGGTGTTTATTACGATATTCATCCTTTAGTAAATCCATCAGGTACAGCTCTTACAAATGCATTTAGCACAACTAATGGACAACCAACTGTTACAATAACTTTTCCTTCGGCCCACAATTTTCAAGCGGGAGATATTATTTTATTCGGAGACACATCTACGTTTAGTTCAATTACAGGATCTAATTTTGGCGCTTCAGATTTTTGTGATAAAAAATTTATGGTTACTACTGTTCCAACAACAACCACTATTACTATTACAATGGACAGTAATGAAGGTGGAGCTGGAGCATCAACTTCTGGAGGTATTACTTATTTTAGATACTACCACGTAGGACCCGCTGAACAAGTCGGAGTTTATGGTTATGGTATATCTCAATGGGGTGGTACAGTTACTAACCCACAAACAACAACTTTAAATGGAGCATTAGGTGCTGACGCATATGGAACTGGTGGTTCAGGAACTACAATTAATGTAGCTAGCACTACAGGTTTTCCAAGCACAGGAACAAATTATATTCAAGTAGGAACTGAAGAAATTTCTTACACAGGAATAACGTCTACAAGTTTTACTGGAATAACTAGAAATGTTAGAGGAACTACAAATGCTTCGCACAGTGACGGAGCAACAGTAACTAATACTAGTAGTTATGCTGCATGGGGCCAAGCTGCGTCTACATCTGATAAAGTAGCTGAACCTGGTTTATGGTCATTAGATAATTTAGGTTCTAATTTAATTGCTTTAATTTGTAATGGACCTGTTTTTGAATGGGATTCAAATGCTGCTAATGCTACGGCTACTAGAGCAACTATTATAACTGGCGCACCAACAGCGTCACGTGAAATGTTAGTATCAACTCCCGATCGTCACTTAGTTTTATTTGGAACAGAAACAACAATAGGTGATACAACAAGTCAAGATGATATGTTTTTAAGATTTTCAAATCAAGAAGATATAAATACTTGGGCACCAACAATAACTAATACAGCTGGTACACAAAGACTGGCCGCCGGATCACGGATCATTGGAGCTAAACTAGGTAGAAATGCAATATATGTTTGGACGGACACCTCCTTATTTACTATGCGTTTTGTGGGTGGAGATTTTGTTTTTGCTTATGAACAAGTAGGAACTAACTGCGGACTTATTGGTAAAAATGCAGCAGCTGAAGTTGATGGTGCTGCGTATTGGATGTCAGAAAATGGTTTCTTTAGATACACTGGTAAACTAGAATCTATGGATTGTTTAGTAGAAGACTATGTTTATGATGATTTAAATACAACATCTGGTGCATTAATATATTGTGGAATTAATAATTTGTTTGGTGAAGTTATGTGGTTTTATCCACAAGCTAATTCTAATGTAATTAATAGATGTGTTTTATATAGTTATTTAGATTCTACACCTCAAAGACCAATTTGGTATACAAATGCAAATTCATTATTTCCACGAACTACATGGATAGATTCTGCTGTATTTGGTCTTCCTCATGCAACCTATTATGATGCTGGTACTGATTCATCTTTTGATGTTACTGGAAACACTGAAGGAGTTACGTATTATTATGAACATGAAACAGGAGTTAACCAAGTTAAAATAGGAACTACAAGTGCTATTCCTGCTAACATAACTTCTGGAGATTATGACATAACTCAAAAAACAATTAGAGGAGCAGCTACTAGTCTTGCGGATCTTAGAGGAGATGGAGAATTTATAATGAGAGTTAGTAGAGTTGTTCCTGATTTTATTTCTCAAACTGGCGATACTATTGTTCAATTAGATTTAAGAAATTATCCAAATGATAGTTCTGCAAGTTCATCACTAGGTCCTTTTACAATTACATCAAGCACTACAAAAATTGATACTAGAGCTAGGGCTAGAGCTGTTGCGCTTACTGTTTCTAATACTGCAGTTGATGCTAATTGGAAACTAGGAACTTTTAGATTAGACATACATTCAGGAGGAAGAAGATAATGGCTAAAATAGTACAAACTTTAACACGAGCTAGTAAAGAATACCAAGAAGATGTAGCATCATCTTTAATTAGAGATTTAGATGCTGTGTTAGAAAAATTAAATACATCGTTTCAACAAGAATTAAAACAGGAGATAGAAGCTAGAAGTTTCTTTTTAGATTAATGGCAGTAGTAAATCAGTATAAATTTGTAGGTGTTGATGACAGTACAAGTGGTGCTGCATTAACTCCATTTGGATCAGGTAATCCTTTAGTAAGTGAAACTTATGTTATTAAATCTATACTTGTTACATCAGCTGGCACACCTAGCGTAACTATTACAAATAATAGTATTACAGCTATTAAATCATCAGCTTTATCTGCCAATGTTACAACAGAATTATTAACCCAACCGTTAATAGTAGAAGGTGGTAAAACCTTTACAGTACAATCAAGCACATCAGATTCGTTTGATGTAGCTATTAGCTATCTAAACATTAAGAAAGAGGTAACAACATAATGCTAACAATAGAACCAAAAGAAATAATAACTACTATTTCTAACCTAAAAACAGGAGAAATATACAAGACAGAAGAAGAATGGAAGGCTAAAGGTATTGATGAAAAAGACATCAGAAGAGATGTTAAGGTCATTATGCCAGCCCTTGATTTATTTGCTAAAACCAAGTAAACTAGTAAACTCAGGAGATTTAATATGTTTGAAGAAAAAATCACAGAATCCATAGAAGCCGGCGCACCTAGTATTAAGTACAATAGAGGTGATGTAAGAATGGGTAGAGGTCAACAAGACCGAAGATCCATGCAAATAGCGGCTGAAATATGGGAGCAAATGGAACCTCAACAAAAAATGCAATTTGGAAATTTTGAAAAGTTTTTTCAAAGTGGAATTTGGAGACAGATTCTAGCTCAAATGCAAGAAGACCAACAAGAAGAAGGTATTGCTTCACAAATGCCTAGAGGCATGATGGAAGAACAAGTCAGCATGAGTGAAAGAACACCTTCAGGTATCGAAACTTTAAGTGCCGATATGGTAAACAGAAGAGGTTAACTATGTCTAGAAGATCTAAGTATGACTCTTCCGGAGGAAATTTAGCAGATAGTGCACAAGCTCAGGATATTAGTCCTGGACCACAACCGGGAGGCACAGGCCCTACATACGAGTTTGCAGGTACAGGTAAAAGTGTAGAGGGTCCTCGTGCTGGCACAGGCACTGAAATAGGAGAGTGGAAAGGTCCTGAGTATCCTGTAACTGGACCTTATGCAGCACCTAAAGGACACATAAACAGAGAAGTAGACATAGGATTAGATACATTTCTTGACCCGGCACCACCATTATCATTTCTTCCCGCATGGGCGCAAGTTCCATTAAATATTAACAGGATACCTAATAGAAAATTTTTTTTAAACAAAGTTTTAAAAGACAGAAAAAAAAGAGAAAATGTACCAGACTATTTACGAAAGGATTTTGATAATATTAAGCAACTACAAGATATGTATGATGCCTACATGGAAGACAGACTTGCGGGGGAGGTAGATGCTTATGGTAGAACACTTGATTTAGGTAATGATACCGGTTTTCAACAAACACAACAAGCCCCACAAGATTATAGAAATGATCCTGATTATATAGCATGGCTTAAATCTAAAGGTGTAACAATAGATGATGAAGAAGAAGTAGTAGAAGAAGACGTTAGTACTGGAAAGGCTGGAAC